GAATGTATTGGTAGCCATTGTCATGATGATGTCCTAAAAAGTTACAAGAATTTTTCGATCAGGCTGGCCGCATCTTTGATGCTTCCCGTCGATCTGAGACGCTGCTGCGACTTCTTGACCCCACTGCTTTTTTGGCTGTTGCCGGTGGTCCCAGGTCTAACTGACTTGGTTGCACTTGGAACTGGTTTGATCTGCTGCCTCTTGCTAACAATCCCGCGATATTCCGCGATGGTGTTAAGTGCAAGTAGCATGCGGTGATCGGTGATCCCGTTCATCTCTTGATCTGAAAATCCAATTGACTTACCCGCATCAACCCACTTCTTTTTTTGCTGAGACGCCATTTCTGGGTCACGCAATGCCGGTAGTGCTTCAATCAGGGCCGTCTTCTGGTTCTCCAGATAGCCGCGCATGTGCTGCTGCTGCTCCGCCTGCTGTGTCTGGGCTAGTCTTTGTTGCTCCGACTGGATGGCGTATTGCTTCTCCTGTCGTTCGCGACCTAGCTCCTTTTGCCTCACCCACTCAATTGGGTCGCTCTCATAAAGCGCATTCATATCAATAGGTGACGCGTCAGCTTGGGCTAACTGCTGCTGCAATGCGCCTAACAGTTGGGCGTATTGTTGCCGCTCTTGCCGCACAATATCAAACTCCGCCTGAGCTTCTTTACGCTCTTGGGCAAGTGCTTGCGTTTTGCGCGTGTAGTCAGCGGTTCGGCTGTAGCCGTTGGTCAAGTCTTCAAGTGAAACCTTAGTGTCCTTGCCGTCAATTTTGACGGTGAACTTCTGCTCCACCGGGTCCTGACCCTCGTCTTCATCCTCGTCTGACTCTTCGTCATCTGACTCGTCATCCGCTGCGTCGTCTGCAGATTCGTCGTCATCTAACTGTTCGGACTCGTCAACCTCGTTGATCTCGTCCAGCTGCGCCTCTGAGTCTTGTTGGTCTCCGTCTCCGGACAACATTGCCTCAATGGCATTGGCTGCACTATCTGCAGTCATTGGGTTATGAACACTGGCTGGTGCCGTGGTGTCGTTGGCCATATTATCTCATCCTAATTACAGTTTGGAGTTACGCTCCAGATGTTTACCAGCTAGTTTGCCGGTGTCAACGTAGGACTGGAGCGCTGCTTTGAAGTCTTGTAAGACGCTAATGCTCGCAAAAGCACGCTCCCTCTTGACTACGTCGTCAACTGTACTGGTTTTCCAGTCGTTTATGTACATGGCCTCCATGTCGTGCAGGGCGGATTGGATGATTGGGTCATCCATCAGGCGCTGTGCGTTTTGGCCACGCGCCAGTCGTTCTACGTTATCCATTACATGGGACCCTGAGGCTGCACCATCTGGTTCATGCCGCGCAGTGCTTCTCGGTCACGCTCCATCATCGCCTTGATGCTGGCCACATCCACCTGCGTGCCGTACTTGAGCTGCATCTCCTGTGCTCGCAGCATAAAGTCGGCCTCTTGGCGGTCGCGCTCGCGGTCGTCTGATCGGATCATCTTTTCACGATCAAGCTCCAGCTCTGCTGCTTTTTTCTGGATGTCTGCTTGAATACTTTGGGCTTGCACCTGCGCCAGTATCTCCTCTGGCGTTGGCTTTTCCTGCTTCTCTGGCGGCGCGTAGTCAGCCGGCACGGCGCTAAAGAACTGGCTGGAGTCCTTGAACCCGGCCAGCTCCACCATTTTGCGGACCGTGTAGCTAAACTGCGCCGGCGACACCAGTGGGTTTTGTGGGCCCATAGTCATGAGCGCCTCTTTTTGAATATTAGAGATCATGTTGAGCATAGCCATCTTCTGCTCAACGTCTCCATTGCCCAGCGCAACGTTTGTGGTCACGTCCATGCTGCTATTCCATGACCTGGGGTCAATGGCCACCCATTCATTGCGCAATCGAACCATGCGCTCTTTGTCCTGATGCGTGACGATCAGGTGCAGCAGGTTCTTAAACAGGGTTTTCATCCCGTTGCTCAAAATTCGGGTGATTAGCTCCAACCTCATTTGGCTGGCGCTAACCGTGGCGGCCACGGCTGCCTTAGTTGAGCTTTGCAACGCGTCCGCATTCAGGCCCATGGAGGCCTTACTCATACCTGTGCGGTCTTCTTTGACCTGGTCCATGTAGTCCAACATGGAGAACGCCTCGCGGCCAACAAACGGCGTTGTGAGCGGCTGTACCATGCCAGGCGCCCGCATACGCACAATTGCCCCGGTCTCGTTGTTTAGCACGTCGTCCATGTTGACCTGCCCCTCCACCACTGCTGTGCGTGGGTGGATGCTTTGGGCCAGCGAGTCCAGCGTGTTGCGCAGTATGTCGCTTTTAATCTCCTGCAAGTCCTTGGTCAGGTCAAAGATACTTGTGGCCTCTAGGGGCGATGTGTGTGGCTCCGGGTCGCAAGGGAAGGCCGCAAATGGGATCATGTCCGCCGGGACATTGCGAACAATAGTGTAGCCCTCGCCCAAACAGCACAGCTTGCGCAACTCTGGTAGGCCGTCGTTGTCGTAATCGATCCGTATCCACGCCTCAATGTACAGCACACGCATCATTGCAGGGTTGTTGCTTTCTGAGTTGGCACCGATGGTTGTGCTCAGGCTGCGCCTGCTCAAGTACTCGTCGTTGTTTTCAAAGTCAGTTGAGGTGACGTAGGTCATGACCTCTTCTTCGTCGTATCCCATCTCAATCAACTCAGCCACCGTGGCCATCTTGCGGTGGGCAACAATGCTGGAGTCCTCCAGCGACCTGGCGTTGCGGCTTAGTAAAAACTCCTCTGGAGGCACTGCCTCAATCGCTATGCGCCCAGACTTTATGGTGCGTTTGATGGTCGCATCAAACAGTTGCGGCATCGCAGGAATAATGGGTTGGCCCATCTCGTCCAGCATTGGCTGGCCGGTCATCGGGTCAACCTGTGGCTGCATCATCTCCGGTGACACGTTGGGGTCGTCGTACTGTGAGATGACAGACACGGTGGCGTCTGGCTCGTTCTCAATTAGCATGATCGTCTGCTCATCCAACCCCGTGTACTCTTCAATCCGGACCGTGGTCTTGTCCTCCCACCAGGTCTTGACAACGCCACACTTGCGGATCAGCGCGTCCTTAAACGTCGAGTACATGACCAAGAAACCGTCGTTGTCACTTTGCAAAACATAGTTTGCGTAGTCGGTTGCCTGCTCGGCCATGGCCACGTCCTCTGGACCCTTTGGCACAAACTCCACAGCCCGCTCACTGGAGAACATGGTGCGCATGATGCTGGGTAGCATCGCGTTGACAACGTCGCGGACCTCGGTGCTAATAGCCTGGCTACTGCCCTCGGCCTCATTGCCAAACGGGTCACCCCGGTAGTAGCGCGTTGCTTGGGCGCGAAACGGGCTGAGGTCCGAGTCGATGTAGCTGATGGCGTCTTCAATTTCAGACGCGACAATTGACTGCAGCTCGGTCTCATCCATAGGCTGGTCGTCGTAGTCATCCTCCGCGCTTTCGCGCTGCATGTCTTCGGCTGCTGTAATGGGGTCCATGTCTTCGTATGAGTTTGCTTGCATTTTCATCCTTTAGCGGTATTGTCTAATTGTCCCACTATCAACATAGTCGGGGGATGCCCCTGCGGATAGGTTTGTCCCATTTACTTCTAGCCGCCGTCCCGTGGACGCCAACCGCTGCGTCCTCAGCAAACGTCAGCACAAACGAGTCCGCTAGGTCGGGGGACTTGAGGCCACGCTTCTTGATGTCGTCCTTTGACTCAATCTGCAATTTCCCGTTGCTTGCAAATCGGTACTTGACTGTGGCCAGCTCAGATATGAGTTGAGAGCTGTTTGGTATGCAGCAATCCCTGCGCTCTAGCCATGTTTTCGCTTTAGCCCACAGCTCTGCCCTCAGGTTTCGGTACTGGCTGCCAAAGCTGGGCGACTCTGAGACGTTGATGCCGCGAGCTGGTAGCCCCAGCTCAATCAGCCGGTCAACCACACCAGCCCCCAGGCCAATGCTGTCTACCAGTATTGCAACAGGCTGCTCGTGTGGCGGTAGCGCCTGGTACTCGGCCACCACCGCACCCGTTAGCTGCATCAGGTCTAGGTTCTTCCAGACCCGTGGCGATTCTGTGACCACGTTGGCCTTTCGCTTGGTTAGCGCCGAGCTGTCAGCACCAAACCGCGCAACGTCCAAGCCCCAGACCATGGGCGCGTATGGGTTGACGGTTACATCACGATGCCGAGCGCTTTCGATCAAGTCCATCGGGATCATGGTGTCGTCGTCTGATCGCGGGAACTCGCCCAGCACGCGGACCCTGTATGCGTTGCTGTCCTCGCCGTACCTAGACGCCATCTCATCGATGTAGTCCTTGCTAACCCTTGGTGACTGCTCACAACCAACCTTGAAGGTTGTCCACTCGTTAGCCAAGCGGTTATGCGTGTCATAAAAAAAACCGCTGGACCTGGTCGGGTTGCCCAGCAGCAGGGTCACGGCTGCGTGGCCAGACATCGAGCCGCTGGCCGCCTCAAACACAGCCTCCGGCACGCCTGACGCCTCGTCGGCCACCAGCATAACGTGGTCCGAGTGGATGCCCTGCAGAGCCTCCGGCTGCTCGGCCCTTGATGTACGCGCGGAGATAAACATCTCGTCAGGCGCGGCATTAAAAACAATGCGGTCCTGCTTCACAGTGACCATCGCCTGCAAGGGCTTTGGCAGCTCATTGACCCAGCGCTTTAGCTCGGCAAACAATGCGTCAAACAGCTGGGCTGACGTAGGCGCTGTGACCACCACCTTGACAGGTGACCGGGTCATAAAGAACCACAGCATCGCCCAGCTGCTCGCGGTTGACTTGCCGACGCCGTGGCCAGACCTGACTGATATGCGCCTATCACCCCGTGCGATGGCGTTCAAAAAATCAATCTGCCACACGTCCGGGTCCACGCCTAGCACCTCCTGGACAAACAGCGCAGGCTTGTCCCTGTAGCGCTCAACCCACTGCTGGAACACCTCCCGCGCCTGGGTGGTCTGGCTCATAGTTTGCCCCATAATTTTGATGCGGTTTTGACGCCGGAGTCAATTTTCTCAATTCTGCCGTCTGGATACTTGAGGTAGTTCCCGACGCGTGATGGCAGCGGCAGTGCGTCCTCAGCGCCGAGTCTGACGGCTGTCTTGGTCTGGCCCATGTCCAGGGTTGAGTGGAAGTCGCCGCTGTAGCGTGAAGATGGGATGTTGCCGTGTGTTGTCATTTTCTTTTTGCCTTGCTGTTGTCTTTGATGTGTAGCAGGAACGATTTTTTTAACTCGTCCGCCATGTTGTCCGCTCTGGTCCTGCCGCCAGCGGCGCTGGCATTTGAACGCCTAAACGCTGGGTCGTTGGCCAAAAAAACTTTGGGTATTACAAACCCGTTGGGGGCTGGCTCTTTCATGTTGCCAGCCATAGGTTGAGGGTAATTAGCCCGTATGTGATAAGTCCGGTTGCAAACAAAACTACAGCCGCAACCGCCAAATCCACCAAAGCAGTACGCCAGCGCTGCGGCTTTTGATACTGATAGTCGATGTATGGCTCTGCGTCAACCGGTATTTTGCTTGCCATTACGCGGCGTTGTAGCCATGCGTTAGTTCGTCTGATTTCTTTTTCTGCGCTCATTTCTTTCTCCTCGGATATTTATAAAAAACGTGGAAACCGATGACCTCAGTCATCTTTAATCTACTTGCCCACTGGGGGTAAACGGCCAGGGTATGGTAGTGCGTTGACTTTCGTGTGTTGTCCTTCAACCTACCCGCCATTGCCTTGGCCACTACTCGCTGCACCTTCTGTGTGTACGCCACCAGCTTTGGGTTTCTAGCTCTGTAATCGTTGGCCCAGCTAAACTGCTTGCTTTGATACACAACTTTGCAGATTGAGTTTGGCCAGCGCTTGCTGGCGACCCTGTTTAAGACCACCGATGCCACTGCTCTGATGCCAGCCAGACTTTCGCCACGTGCCTCGTAGTGCAGATTGTCAGCCAAGCATTTTGCCTGCTTGCTGTACGGCACGGCCATTACTGATGTTGGCAACATCAGCAAAGCCAGTAGTAGCTTAAGCACTGCCTCTTGCGCGAATAGCGGCGGCGCACCAGTTGGCGGCAACCATTTCAGGAGCTTCTTCTTTGGTTAGCCCAACCCATTTAGACCGGTTAAAAGCATCCTCTGCTCTTTTAATTAACTCTACTTGATCAATATTCCCATCATCCTGAAACTCATCTTGCTCATCGGCAGACATCTGAGCAAAGGTCTGGAAGTGGTTCTCACCACAGCATTGAAACCGTGCCTTCTCGCACCCGCAGTAGCAACAGTACTGCGTGTCGTCCGCCATCATCTCTTCATGTGTCATGTGTTTATCTCCTTAACCACAATAGGCGTGGCGCGTTTGTGTTTAATGGTCTCGTAGATATGGTGCAGGGCCTTCTCCATGTCCTTCACCGTTATCACCTCCAGCTGCGCGTCGTGCAACTCCATTGCCTCGTTCAGCGCCGCCATCTCATCCGACCTCATGATGAACTTCCCAGTGTCCGCGCCACGCGCACCAAGTGACTTAAGCGCCTGCATACCCGCCTTAACCAGCGACCCGTAGTCCTCACCAAAGCCCATCTGGTAAAGCACCTCAGTCATGTTCAGCGCGGCGATAAGCACATCGATGGTCTTGCGGTCGGCCTTGCCCTGCGTCGTTGTGGCCAAGGCTGCATGGTTCTTGAGCTTTAAGTCAATAAGCACAGACCCGTGCGCCGCCACAGGGGTCAAGCTCTCCATGACATACCCCATGGTGTCGTACACCATGCCCTTCGGCCTGTAGCTGCTGCGCTTACGCATTGTCAGCAATGGCTCGGCGCACAGACTCGTGCGACACCACCACGCCGTGCTTTGCCTTCACCTGCGCGCTGATGCCACGCAGGCTCATCTTTTCACCGTGCCAAACAATAACATCCAACAATGCCGCCTGCTGGACGTCATCCTTCACCAGCTCTGCCTTGTGGCCCTTGCCCTCAACCCTATAACCAAACGGTGCCGACCCACCGATGTGCCCACCTCTGGCCTTTTTGGCAGCCTGGCCATCCTTCTGGCGTGACTTAATCACACGCCGCTCGTGGCCAGCGAACACCGCCATCACCTCCAAGATCAGCCTGGCCATGATGTTGGTGTCGTCTGTGACGTCGCCGTGGCCATTGATAATCAACCGCACGCCCTGACCCTTCAACACCTTAATCGTGTTGAGCGCATCAGCTGCGTCGCGGCTGAACCGGTCCAGCTTGGCCACGATGACCACGTCGCCAGCCTTTAGCGTCACGTTGTGCGCCGTCATACGGTCAAAGAAGCTGGTGGCGCCGGATACCCCTTTGTCCTCGATGTACGTCTCAATGTACAGCCCACCCGTCATGGCCAGCCCTTTGCACTCGCGCTTCTGATTACTCAAGCTGGTGCCGTCCACCTGCTCCAAAGTGCTCACCCTCATGTATGCGTATGTTGTCATTAGTTGTGTCCTGTTGTTGAAGACTTAAATGTACATGAGGTTGACGGGTCTGACAAGTCTTTTTTGCATATTTTGTAAAAAAAAATTTTAGGTGTGTTGGCCTACGTGAACGCCGCCCCGCCGCCGCGACTCGACGGGGGGGCGGCCGGCCGGCTGGCAGTCGGGTTGGGAAGGGTAAACCCTGTCAGGCTTTACCCTTTGTTGCTACTCATCGTCAAGCCTGTGTACGGGCTTGACATCCTCGACCATGATGACGCGCTTGCGCAGTGCGTCCAAGGCGATGTCCCCCATGTTGATGTTGATCTCCGCCGCCTTGTCGCCGTAGGCGTCAGGGTTGAGCTTGGCGGCCATGCGCCATCTGTTGTCGCTGCGCAGCTTGGCCACCTGCACTGTGTCGCGGTCGGCCTGGTCTGCGATGCTGATCGTCTGCTCGGCCAGCGTGTGTGCCCCAGATTCACGCGCCCGCGTATATAGCACGGTGCGTGTCTCACCCCCTCTTGACACCCAGCGATGGAACGCCGAAGTACTGACGCCTAGCCCGTCACAGATAGACATAACAAGCACACCTGAGCCGAGCTGGTCCCACACCCAAGCCTCTCCCCCGTGCTGGTGTATGAGCTTGCTGCACCTGCTTGTCTCAGCCTTCTCGTCCCAATGCCTCATTAGCCCTGCGGCCTTCCTGTCTGCATCCTCGCCAAGCGTTGCCGGTGCATTCATCGGCAGCTCTGGCGTTACCTCATCCCATCCATCCTTCATGACTTCACCCCTTGTAAATATTTATCTATTAACGCCCACGCGTCGCCGCCTGACCGCGCCACCAGGCATAGGTACCCCTCAGCGTTTAGCCTGCGTGCAATGTCCTTCTGCGCAACGGCCACGGTCCCTACGTCCGTTTTCATCTCAACAAAAAGCCCATGAAAACCATTAGACGCCCTCAGGACGCATAAATCAGGCATACCCTTGAGTACCCCCTCAGCGTGCAACGAAACCCGCTCCTGAGCCGTCCTAGAGCCTCCGTTCGGTATAGCCGCCACCACCACATCCGGATAAAACGCCCGCACCTTGGCCACCACCTTTGCCTGCTCGGTGTGCTCCTTGCGCCGTGACCTTACTCCCACCATTGTGTTGCCTCCTTGTTTATGACACCTGCATCAATTTTACTGATGTAGCTTGGGCAGCGGTGCATCAGCCCAGCCGGCATGGCCAGCAGCCCGTCCACGTCGCAGTGCCTGCGCTTGAACCTCACCCTCGCCCAGTCGTTGTTGACCACCGCCGTTTCAAACATCCACCTGTTCGCCGGATGGTTCACCTTCCTCAACTTCTCCATCTCTCCGGCCGGCATCGAGACGCTGTCCTGCACCACATCCATATGTCCACACGACTCGCACAAAACCCTGTCCTCCACCCATTCCCCAACCTCCACCACCCCACTACCCAGCCTGTGGATAACTTTTTCCATCTCTCCCCCCTTGATAGTGCAAAGTTGATTGGACGTCCGTAAGCCATACGTCCACATGTCCGATCAACTTTTGATACCCACAAACAACCATGCTTGCCTGTGGATAACCTGTGGACAAGTCCACAGGGTTATCCCCATTCGGGCATCTGCGTCGATCAGACCGTCCTATCGCCGTCCTATCGACGTCCATATGTCCGATCAACTTTTCAGGCCGCACATTCATGACAACCTGACCCACTCATTCATACTCGAAGTGGGCGCAAACCTGTGGAACACAGCCTCGATGACCGCCTTCCTCACGTCCCCCCTGGACGACCCAGGCACAGCCGCCAGCACGTCGGCCATGTCCAACCTCGCGCAGCCAGACATATCAGACGGCGGGTTCCTGGACGGGTTCTTGCCCCTGCGCATCACCAACCCGTTTGGGCTGTGGTTAATCACAGACTGTACATAAATACACGCCTCGTCCGCTCTGTCCATTGACCGCTGACCCTGGCGCTCAGACGACGCCTCCGCCGCCTTGCGCTCGCGCTGCTCGGCCGATGAGATAAGTGGCGTCATGACGCGGCACACCGTCTCTATGAAATCCCCCTCCGGCGACGTGGCCAGCGCGGTGAAGGTCTCGGTCGTGAACTCAATCTCGTCAAAGTCAGGCTCGTACCGGCGCTTGATGAGCCGCATGTATCTGGAGCCATCCTCGTCCGCGAATATGACGGCGGTACCGGTCGCGTCGCCGGTGAAGGCTGATGCACCCCTGGCCATGGCGTCGCTGTCGGTGCGAGATATCTGCTTGTTCATGTGGGACACGATGGCGATTGGCGTGTCCAAGATGGTGTAGATGGTCTGCTTCAGGCCGGACATGTAGGCGCCGACCTCACTGTTGTCGTTCTCGTTCTCTAGGGCCAAGGTCGCGTTGGCTGTGTCGAGTATCAAAAACGGCCTGGTGCCGTCTATGGTGTGCTTGATGACGTTCTGCTCCAGCAGCAATATCTCCGGCAGCGTTGAGCGCTTGGCGCGGATTATGACGACGCTGTTGATGATTAGTTGTGGGTCTATCTTGAAGTGCCTTGAGTAGCCGTACAGCCCCCTGATGAGCTGGTCCGCGTCCTCTGTGACGATGACAATCTTCCTTGGCTTGGATGCGTGTATGGCTTGGTCTGTGAGGCAGTTGGTGATGGTCATCATCAGCGACATCAGCACCGTTGTCTTACCAACGCCGGGTTGCCCGGCAATCACCCACAGCCCGTGGGCCAGGAACCCGTCAATGATGTAGCGCACAGAAGGTAGGTGGTCTAGGCTGTAGTCCATCTCCTGCCAGCCGGTTGTTGGCTCTGGCTGTGTAGTTAGCTGTGTGTCAGGCTGCTGCGTGGCCTGCTGTCGCTGCATAAAGTCCTGCACCGCCGTGCGCTGCTCAGACTGCGTGGTCGGCTGTGTGTAGCCGTGCTGCTTGGCCATGTGAAATAAAGTGCCGAGGCCAACGCCCTTTGATGCGTTAAAGCTCTTCCAGTGGCTGTCAAGGTCCTTAGCGCCCTGATACTTCTCACCCTGCTGCGACCATCTGGACCATACGTCGTGGCCTTGGTCACCGAACCCGTCGTGCAGCGCCTGGCCGAGCTGTATCCACTCGGCGTAGTCCACGTCCGGCGAGATGTGGCGCAAGGCGTCTGCAGCCTTTTGCAGGTCGTCCGGCTGTGCCGTGTAGTTGACCAGAAGTAAGGGCTGGGGTTTTTTCTGCTCAGGCTCTGCCTGTATGCCCAGCTCCTGAATAAGGGCCGCGACGTCAACGTCTTGGTTGTTGATGGCGTCTTGGGTCAGCATGTCGCCGGTCAGCATTAGCGACTTCTTTGGGCTGTTTGGCTGGCCAAAGACCTCGATCTCTTGGTGGTCCTGCAGCTTGTACTTGGGAAGTATGTCGGTGGATGGCTTGGCCAAGAACAGAACGTGTCGCCCCTTCTTGCTGTGGCTGCGCTCGGCCATGTGGTCGTGGTCCTTGGCCCACTTGGCTAGGCGCTGTATGCGCATGTCGGTGGTGGACGTGCTGCGCTTGAGGTCCACGTCAAGCACGGTCAGGACTGCCGAGTCAAACATGTCTGTAAGAGGCTCGTGCATGTACAGGCCCCAGTAGTTGTTGTCCGCCAATCTGTCGTGCGCCCTGACCTCGTCCGGCGTGTACAAGTCGGCCTTGTTTGTCTCCATCGAGACACCCGGCCCAGCCTTCGACCTCGGCAGCTTGCGGCCATCGTCTGTCGCGGTGAACAGACAAAAATATGCGTTTGGGCACATATCTGCAATCGCTAAAGCCACCCTCTTGCTGCCGTCTACTGATAAAATTGTTTCTGAACTTCGGTTCATTGCGTGTTCTCCTTTACGGTTATGCCCAGTGGCTTCCACCACTGGGCATTTTTTTTATGTTTTGGCGCGTACTAGGCTTGATGCAGACTGCTTCTCGCCGATCATGCCATCCGGTAGATGGATGCCCAACTTTAAAATGGCAGCAGGTGACTTTAACTTCCAAGCGGTAGGGTCATCCTTCAAGACCTCCTCGACCATGGCTAGGGCACTCCAGAACTTCGTGCGGCTCCCATCACGCATGGCCCACCCTTGGATTGGTGAAGTGTCCATCTGGCGTTTTGCAGCATCTATAACGGCCTCAGACCACGTCGCGACCACGTGTGCAAGCTCAAGCGTCTCTGGTGTGACCAACGTGTCGTGGTCTGTGTTGTCCTGCTTCTTTTCAAAGTCCAGCCTGGCGGCCTCGGTCGCTTTCTCCCTAAGAGCTGGGCAGATGGTCTTGGCCCGGCAGTACTTGCACTGCTTCTCGCCGGGGTTGGTTGGGCCGTTGTCTGACAGAGCTAGGTCGGCTGATGCCGTGATCTGCTCGCCGTGTTGGATTAGCCGCTGGCCGGTTGTTGCCCACAGTGAGCTGCCGGCCCTTGGCTGGAAGATGTGCAGCACCACCTCGATTGTGTCTGGTGCATTGAGCTGGCGCATAGCACCCAGCGCGTAGGTCATGAGCTGCAGGTTTTCTTCCGCATCGACCGGCACGCGTCCGGTCTTTAGGTCCACGACGTGCAGCGTGTTGCCGTCTACTATGACCGCGTCTGCGGTACCGCCAAGCGCTCTGTGCAGGGACTTGAGGCCCTTGTCCACGTTGACCTCGATTAGCTTCTTGCGGGGTTTCTCGGCGATGGCGTCGATGTACTTGATGTACGCCTCGGCCATGTCCATCTGGTCCTGGTCGTACTTGGCGTAGTCGACGACGTCGCCGCGCATCATGTGCTCTGCCAGCTCGTGGACGTCGGTGCCGTACTGCGCCGCTGGTCCGGCTGGCTCGTACGGCATCTTGGCCTCCAGGCGCACTGAGCCTGGGCATGGCATGAACCGGTCGGCGCGTGAGGCTGACAGCCTGGCGTGTTTGCGTGTGGTGTGTTCGGTGGTCATAGTGCCTCCATGTAATTGACTTCTATCTCGCCCTTCATCATCTTTGTCGTAAAGATATTCCTAAAATCTGGATACGTCACCTTCCAAAGGCGGGCATAAAAAGCGATGTGGTTGTTGCTAATCTTGAAGTCGTGGCCGGTGGTGGTAATTGACACCTCCCACCTGATGCGGTTAACGATCAGCCAATGGCTAATGTGCTTCCTCCCAGAATGGGCTGCTTCAAGAGAAAATTGCTTGAAGTATCCCCAAACCCTTGGGTTTTCCCGGTGCCA